CGCGTGATAAATTTACAAGGGCTGTCGTAACGACTTCTGGGCCCGCCCTGTCAAAGTCACTAAGAACGATTAGCAAACCGAACGCGAGGATTAGCGTTGGGTGGCCTAATAGCAATGCCATTTTCATCGTAATCAACTTGTGTTGTATCATCATATGGCGCGCTAATAGTTGTCCTTGGTAGCTGAGTGGACTGCACAGTGACACAATTGTCATTTTGTACTAAATTTTGTGCGTTCCGCATCTTATTAATAACACCCTCCAAAGCAGAAATTCTGGCCATGAGCGCATCAGTGGCCATGGTTGGGGTTGTCTCTTTTTGTACTGCATTAACAAAACTGGCACTCCTGGTGCCATATATCTGCACATGCACACCGGTAACAGTTGTGCCAGTGACTGTGTAGGTAAGACTCACAGGGGTTAAAGTGGGCGTGATAGCAAAACTATCATAGATTATAGTTGCAGTGGTCGCTTTATCAGCCACAGTAATAGTGCCATTAGTAGCAGCACCTGAACCAGAAACCAAACCCGTACCAATGATTGCAATGTAAACGTGGTAGACGAGAGCTGTGTTGATCGGCCACGATATGGTCGTCCCAGAAACCATCGTGATAGGAAAGTCGGAGTTGTTGCCGGTAAGAAAGGGAGCATTACCAAAGGGAGCGGATACAGACACAACTCCACCAGGCTGACCCTGTGACCAATTAGTTGTAGCAACTCCTTGTGATTCAATTATAGGCTTGAAGAACCGCAACTTGTAATGCAACAACAAGGTCCCAACAGTGGCATTTGCAGCATACGTGGAACCTGCAACAACAGCAAAATATCCTCCTCTTGACTGTCTCAAATCAGTACTATCACTGGTGAAGTAGGTTGAATCCAGCGCACTCGCCGGATAACGAACACGAGTATTCTGCCAAACGGCGATATTCTCACCGCGGGCAGCAACGGCTCGGCGAACCATATTAACTCCACCAATGGCAGTATCAGCTGGATCAGGCTCAAAGAAGAGGTACAAGCTTCCCGATGTGGTTGTGGGACATTGTGGCACGTACTCAATTTCCCATTCAATAATTTCGTACTTCTCGAACAAAGTGCTAAAAATGGCAAGTCTGGTGTCAGAATAAACTTGTGGGCACACGTAATTAACTGTACCCGCAGGAATAACATCACCAACAGCATTTGATGTAGTCACAGCAACTGTGCTGATGAATTCAGATCCGGACACTACTGCTGCATTTTCAGTAGCAAACGCTCGCATAGGTCGAAAAGCTCTTGGTTGAACTGATTGAGACACTCCGACGGATTGCATCGTTGAGCGCATTCCAGAGGGTCGTCTCTGCTTCTTCTGTTTGCGAGGTTGTAATCGGCCAAACGTCTCATTAATTGTAACTTGTCTCGGAGGACGAATTGTACTTTGTCTGGGTCCTGGGGGGTTAGATTTTGCGCGGCCCTTACTTCGAGAGCGTGATCTCGATCTTCCTCTTGGCTGGGATTTAGAACGGCCTCGAGCCATAATCCCGGCGCGGCGCAAATCACGTTGTATTGTAATTCCGGCTTTGTAGAGTTGGGCTTCAACTGTACCCAACTGTGACAAACAATCAATGAACTCGTTATCTGCTTCAAGGTATTCTCCCCTGAAATACTTGGCGTCGTGTGGTTTACAACAGGCGTCAAGGGCATCAACTGGGTCGAGGTCTCCTTCAACTGAATTTTGATATTGTCCGTTAGACCAACCAGGTCCGCAGTAATTGCCGTGTAACGGTATTGATAGTGCCGTGAAGACAGTGGAGAATTCTGTCTATATATTTATTCTCAGTGACTAGCACTTATTCTGCGCCAGGTTGCCAAGCCCTATTTCATGAGTTGGCGCAGTGACGAATCAATCTAAATACCTAATATCTTGGATAGGATGTAGGCGCGCAAATTATGTACCAAATGCGCCCACACTCCATTCCAATAAGGTTGTGCAGCGAAATCTTGATGTAAATGATAGCCATCAGTGCAATAAGTAACCATGCGTATCAAATTAAGGATGCCAGGCTTCCAACCAAAATCCATCAGACGCTCCCACAGCTCTGATAAGTAAAGATAGGCTATAAAACCAGGTATCAACCTCTTCAATGCCTCCTCATAAAGAGGGGCAAACAACACCGTGGCTGAAAATAACCCAAACCACTCATAGACCATTGTAGTTGGAATAAATATCTTTCACTTAATAATGAACCGCCCGACACCACCAAACAAGCTCGAACCCCTAGTCGTCGATTTCTTACTATCTACAATGGGTTCTAACTTTGCTCTAGGACCAGTCAGTTCAATGAAATTCAAATTTGTTTCACAATCCAACTCACAATCAACACGAATGATTCTCTCTAAATATGGATGGTTGATCATGGCTGGCACGGTCGAAATATTACGAATATGATCCTCTAATTCGAGTATCTGTCTCTCATCCAGACCATACAAATCATGCATCATAATAAATGACTCTGGACAAGCTTCCCCGACCTTAACTACATGTGGTCTCTCCGACGTATATATAGCTTCAGCCTGCACGTCACTCAAGATAATTAGGAGGGTGGAGAGGACGGTTCTCAAAACTGGTATATGCATCACGTCCTTCACCATTCCCAAACACACCCCTTTGAGCCATACAAGTTTCGCAGAAGCTGAACTGATGGCGTCCATCATATAAAATGTTTTGGACAGTACTCTCCCGATTTTCGGGCCCCAAATTGTGCCATTAGTTGATGGCCAAAAGCGACCTGAAAAGAAAGTGCCCATCCGTGGATTCTCATGAAGGACAACAGAAGGTCTGAAACCATGATTTGCTATTACTATGGGCAAATTGGTTCCAAGACGTCTGGCAATTGGAGCAGGGGCCAAAATGATATTATCATCGCCTCCGACGGACATCCGCGCCAATTGCATGGGTGCATCACTTATTGGTACTGGGGGGGTGGCAATTTCCCCATGGTACACAGCAAGTGCCGTGGCAGTATGGATTGCTCTCGCGTGGGGCATGGCATTTAAAACTGAATTCTTCACTGACGTGTCAGGATCACCCGACTTGACAGTGGCAGTGCCATGATAAACTACTCCATGCGTAGTGACGCCATCAACAGATCTTTGTGCAATGATGGCCTCCCAAGCTCTTGGTGGTGGTTGAAAATGAAGGTATACCTCCTCATGGTACTCCAATGCAGGTAATGTTACGGTTCCGTCAAACCGACCTTGATCATCTTCCACAACATATACTTCTCCATACTCCGACAACTGCTCAATCGATTCGTCATACCACTTCCCTAAGGTGTTAGCAGTCACTCCACTAGCATACAATATGTGGTTATCCCGTCGTCCATTCCATTGTCGCGTCATTCGTTTCGAATATGAATACATCCACGGCCCAACAGCCGCTAGATATTGATCATCACTTCCCTGGATCAAACGTGGTGCATAATCTACAAATCCCGATGGAATTGCTTTCAGGACATGCTCACGCTTAACAAAAGCGCGTTTCCTGGCCAACTTCGCCATTGGAGCATTCGTGCTCATTAATCTTCGACGCGCCTCGCGAATTTCAGCTCGGCGCTTCTCAGGCCATCGTTTGATCCAAGCTTCAAAATCCATTTCCGGCAATGGAAAGGACTTACCAAAGAAATACTCCATGTGCAGCCGTGTATACAACGCCAATGTTTGCCAAGCAACTGTAACTGTTGTCATTGGAGTCTGTATCTCTGGTAAAGCCCTCGATTTGACTGCCACCTCCTCATTATGAACGCACGCCCTCGAGACTGCTGGGCAGATCAAGTCTGTCCCAAACCCAACGAGCTCTGATACAACTCTTGGGCGACAAACAGGAACACCATCAGGAACATCAATTGTTGCTCCTACCTGAGTTGTGCCTGTGGGGAAGTCTCGCATACAAACATCAGTAACCCTCTTCCCGATACCGAGAAGAAGACCTTGCAACCGATTGGTAAGATTGCGGATGTATTTCTTCATTGCATGAAGGAACCATTGGGTAGTACGTGATCGTGGTTCAAGAATAGAAAAAGTTATTATCGGGCTGACAACAGTACGAGCAACCTTAGTCACCGCTTTTGTCAGCCAACCAAACCTCACATGTCGCAAATGGTAAATGGCTGTGCCAAGACAGGCACCAGCACATAAAACCATCACAGTACGCGCTCCAATTTCCCATGGTTGTGCGTTCGTAAATGTTATCACGGAATTATAATACTCCCAAATTTTCCTCTTTTTCGGATTAGATACATGTGTAGCAAAAATTTGGGCTTCTTTCTCAGCTGTGGCAGAAAACCCCAGTGCAGCAACATAAGGTACTGCAGCAGCCAAAGTGGCTGGTGACACCCGCATTCGTCTCAGTATCATACGCGATTCATGAATGGCGAGTTGCAAAGAAGCTTGATCTCGAGGTCGGCCAACGAGCACGGAAGTTACGTGCTCGATGGCACCCTTTGGGATATTAATGCGTTGGGTATTGTTGACAGTTAAACAAAACCAATCGCGAAAGGAATAAATTGATGTCAAATGGGTCGTCATACCAACAACCGTTGGAGCCCACTTATTGGTCACCTGAACAAACTGGTTTAAATCAACAGACCCAACCGAGTTATTATCATGGATGGCCTCCAACATGGTGAAAGAGGTGCGTGGTGGCCTATATAGAGGAAACAGTCTGGAAGTTACAAACCGATAAATCACACTATGGCCAATACGATGTTCTTCTGCCCACGCTATCGCTCTAGCACCGTCAGTGAAATAACCTTCACTGATCCAATCAATATTCCCATGTCGATAGACATGATTATTTCCGTGTACTTTCATTTCAATCTCATTGCCGAGTCGTTGATACTCTGCTTCACCTTCCGCAAGAACTCCGATTGAGGCATCGAATTCATGTACCACAGCAACAAGGAGACCCTGTCTCGATCGATGGACAAGACCTAATATCTCCTGCTGAGTTAAGTAGTACAGAGAGTGAACTGAAAGATAAGCTCCAGGGACGACACATAAACAATCTTGCACAGTATGGTTGCAATGTGTCCCTCGGATCTTTGTTTGTCTCACGGCATCAGCGGGATCCAGAACGGGGTTACAGGAATGCACATCATTTCGATGTGCTGCAAGGTGGCGCGATGGGTTACCACCAATATCCACTATCCATGAACCCCCTCTGGTTACGCCATGCAATATATTATATGCTTTTTCTTCTGCATAACGCCGCTCAAGAGACAAAACTGGATGAGTGTGTGGTTGCGCACCCCGACGAGGGATGAACGTAATGCCTGGTAGGCGAACACTCATCATACGTGAAGCATCAGGCCCCAGTGTAAATGAAATGGGTACATTTATAGTAGCCATCCTGGGGCACCCTGGGAGAAAACAGGGTTTACG